ACACCTCCTTGAGGTATATCACCTTCTTCAAACTCCTTTCCTTGATATATCCAGCTCATACCTCATATGTATTAATTGTCCAGTAACTTCAGTAAGCTCAAGTTGAAGCATAGAATTCTGATATATTAACTCTTGAATTTGTGTATCTGCTTTTTCTGCTTCTTCTTCAAGTTCTTCAATTGTAGTATTAAGAGTATCTATTTGATCATTAGCTTCTTGTAGTTGTTCTTCAATTTCACCTCTTAAATCACTTAGATATCTATTAGCATAATCTAGTTGTTCTTCAAGTTTATCTATTGTTCTTTCTATACTCATAGTGCTTGTTTTAATAGTGGAAATAATCTATCTCTCACAGCATCAACACCAAAGTCTTTTACTGAATCAGATAGATCCTTAGACATATCTAGAATTATTTTATTAATCCCATATTTGTCTTTATATCTATCAGCAGCTTTTATACCTGGCTCATCATTATCAAATAAGACAATGATCTTGCTATACTTTGGAAATAACTTATTCATTGTGGTTTCTCCAATCATTGTATTCTCACTATCTGGAGCAATACACTCTATATTCCCTATATTGAGCTTTGTAAAAGCCATAAGATCCTTAAGAGAAGATACAATTAGTAAATACTTTTTCTCATAAGTTAACTGGTCAATACCTTGAGTATAGTTATGAACTTTAATAAACTTTTTATCTGGATTCTTTGGAAGATAAATCTTAAACAACTCACCATCATCTCTAAAGTAACCATACATAAATGGCTTAGAGAATCTAAATGAGGTTATAGAACCATCCTCTTCCACTTTCTCCATTATAAAATAACTTAGTGGAGAAACATTATACTTTTCTAGAATAGAAGACCCAATCTTATAACTTAACCAATATTTCTGATCCAAGTTATTCCAGTGTCTAATTTCATAGTCTACTACTTTAAATTTATCATGGGACTTAATCTCTGGTCTTTCTGCTACTGTATTATGTTTCAAATACTCTTCATAGTCAGTAATAACTTTCTTAGCAGCAATATCTCTATTAGCCAAGTTAAACATAAACTTTACTAATTCTATACCATCACCTTGAATACCAGAGGAAAAATCTTTAAACTTATAAGAGTTACTGTTATCTGTATAAATAAACATAGAAGGAACTTTATCCTTAGAATTAAATACAGATAGTATTTTTACATTTTGACCAGTAAGATTTTCTTTTAAACCTAAATAATATTCAAATATCCAAGTACTTGGAACATCAAATATGTTACTTACATAAATTCTAGTAGAAATCATAACACCTAAATTAAAATATTAAGGGGGAACTTTTCTGATTCCCCCTTAACTATTACTAGTCTAGGTCAAAATCAGAACCAACTTTCTTTGGAAGTGATAGATCATCATCCTCCCCAAACTGTTTAACTTCAGTTACTTCAGCTTTCTTAAGATGAGTAGACTCAACATATGTAACTACCTTATCAGAATCCTTTTCAGCAAAAGCATATCTTCCTTTATCAGACTTTGGTAAATACATGTCATAGTTTGTATAACCAGTTTTGCTAATATATTCTTTACCAGCAACACAGAAACTAAGATATTTATCTTTAAAAGGAGCAGTTCTGTTAAACTCTTTTATTAAATCTTCAACAGTGTCATGAACATTATCCTGTTGAATAAACCAATCATTGATTCCAAGAGTCTTACACAAGTTCTGCATAAAGATCATAATAGATCTATCTCTCTGAATTTTAATTCCAGATTTAGTTTCACCATCAGCAAATGCATATTGACTTGCTTTTACTCTACCAATTTGACCTGCATAGTTACCAGCACCTGGATTTTCTTTATCTAGCATAAAGCCTTCAAATCCATCAATTGGTTCTGTTTCTACATTAAGAATCAAATGCAAAGCTCCAGGTATAAACTGATATTCCTCAAGCTGTATGCTATTAATCTTTAATGCATGATTCCCTGGTGCAATTGTTTTTGGTAATCCTGAGCCACCTCCTGTGCCCAAATCTGTTGTACTTAAACCCATTTTTTTACTTTTTAATTATTATATAAACACTTTGTCCCAACTAGTTGTCAAAACATTATCTACCATTTCAGATACTACTATCTCTTCATTTCTCAGATGCTCTGGTCTTGCACCACAAGTAACTTCTTCATTAGTTTTAAAACTAAGAATAGTTCTGTTTCCCTTACGGTACATGTAGCCAATTGCATCTGCATTTGCACAGATCAAAGATCTTATTTTACCTGTCAAATCTATATTAGCAGACATTACAAGTTCACCTTTATCATCAACTTGCTTGTCCTTAATATGCCCTGATAAAATAATTGTGGCCGCTAATGTATCAATAAAATCCAATACCTGAAAAAATGCTTGCCTAATATATAAATATCCGGCACCATTAGGTAAGGTTGTTACAGTATCTCCATCAAAATTTTTACCCATTGGAGTTTGACGGTAAAGTTTTATAGCCAAAGGCATTATCATTTCTTCTAATGCAGTTACAGTATCTACTGTAATAAACTTATAAGGTTTACCAGCTTCTTTAATAGCTTTACCAACATCTAGTAATTCTTGAAGACTTCCAATTTTAACCTTCAATGCATCCACATATTCAGTACCATTTTCTAAATCAAGAATTAAATTGTTGTCTAGACCAGCAAATGCTGTTGTCTTACCAGTTTTTGGCTTAGAATAAATCACAATTCTTTTAGGATTTACTCTTTCTGCCTTTACTTTACTTGTTGGAAGAACTATACTCATATTTCACTTTTTGTTTGTTTGATTAACTCATTCAACCATGGCCTTGCACTTACTGGCTTAATCAGCATAATGGCTGCAAGATCTCTGATAGTAATCTCAGATAATGGTGCATCTTCCATTTCTAAACTAGGAGCCTCTGCTTCTACTTTAGGTGCAAACTCTTCTTCAAAGTCTGGAAAAACTGAAAGTTTATTCTGTAGTTTAGGTAACTCAGCTTCTTTCTCATTCTTTCTTTTCTCATAAAGATTATAAGTAATCTCACTTCCATCAGTCATAATTGCAGTAAGTTCACTTACTGGTACTGTAAAAGAAGTATAAGGATCCCCTTTAAAACTAATACCTTCCTTCTTTTCATATTCTTCTTGAAAATAAGGATTGTACTTGTACTTAAACAGTTGCCTATCTTCCAACATGGGAACCACATCTTTAACTCCATTAACTTCTACATTATCATAGAACTCAATATAAAGATCTTCCCCCTTTGCAAGTTCAGACTCAAAGAATAGCACTTGTCTTCCAAACTTACCTTTTTGATAAAAAGCAGTTTTGATAAGGAAACAAGGATCTGCAAGTCCCAACTTTTTAAAAATTTCCATGTGTTGTACAAAGAAATCTTTTTCTTTTTCTTTTCTCATTGTCATAGTTTAAATTTTAATTTTTGTACCTGCTTGTGCTGGTGGGTCAATTTCTATTATTCTCATTGTGTCTCTGTCCAACTTGAAAAAACTAATCCTAGTAGTACCATTTCTTGACTTCAAAAAGTGAAATACTAAAATGTCCTCATCATGAATAATAAATTTCTCAGGGCCATAGTGCCTAATTTTCCTAATAGAGGGTTTATTTATACCCATAACCACATCAGCATGTTGCAATAAAGCATCAGAACCATATATATCAGAATCCAATACATAATTACCATATTCACCATCTCTGGATCTATCTGGAGCATCAATATTTCTATTTAACTGGCTTAGGACTAAAAAGGCTACAGGGTAGTGCTTCTTCATGTGAGTAAGAGCCTCACCTAATGCACCTAACATATCAAATTTATCCTTTTGTCCCTTGTCCAATCTAAATAATGCAGAGTGATCTATTGTTACAAGCATGTTTGTATACTTTCCATCTTTCTTGTACTTCTCCATTTGATAATGGATTGTTGCACACATTTCATTTATAGTACATGCATCATAAACCACATCCACAAAATCTGTTGCTTGAGTTTCTTCATAATAGTCAACACACTTTTTAAATAGTGCCTTGTCTACTAGCCGGTCTTTACTCATTAATGTATTATAATCAGCACCTGTAATCAGACTAAATTTTCTTATTCCACTGGTTTCATCAACCATTTCCATTTGAAACTTTAGTATTCTATATTCTTGGTCAGTGTTTAGTTTTATAATATCACTAATTAACTGCTCCATGAATAAAGTTTTACCAGTTCCTGGCCTAGCACCAACAACAGTGATAGTTCTCCATTCTAATCCATCACAAAAGGCATCATTAAATTTTGGCCAGACACTCTTGAGCACTTTTAACTCACCGCTTCTTTTTGCTTTCATCTTTAAGAGTCCCTTCTTTAAAGCATCTCTTTCACTGACCGGTAGTAAAGGTCTAGCATTATTAAATAATTCTGCCATCTTATTCTGGATTTACATTATTAATTCTTTCCTTACCTATATTATATATCTCATGAAATATTGAAATAACAATTTCAATTATTATAAATTGCCACAGAGCAATGTTTACAATAAATAAATCAGTTATGTAATAGCCCAAGAGAGTACCTATTATGGCTAGAAAGAGTAGTCTTACTCTTGTCATACAATCCTCTCTTTAAAGTACACCTGATGGTCATCAGGGTTTGATGTTATAAGTTCACAATAGTTTGCTAAATCAGATTCAAAACTTTTGTCATTATTCTGTTTCCTTAAAAAGTACTGAGAAGTCCTCATGTACTCAAAGTTTCTCACTTCATACTCATCTACATATTTTTCAGTTGCTTTTATTATTAACTCCCAATCATAATCATAATTTTCAAAGAACCATCTAAAGGCAACTTCTAAGTTCTTGGGATTAGTTCTTGCATATTTTCCAGAGGATAACTTCCTATTAGGAAAGATATTTACATACTCCTGGATCTTTTGCAGAAAATCTGCACCCATTAAAACTTTGGAAGTTTTCTTCTTACTTTTCTTGAAATAACCACTTATTTCTTCCATAAAAATAAGACTTTTACTTGTTAAGTGCAAGTCTTCTGTCAACCAATTTTCATTTTGTAGTCTCTTACATTCAAGAGAGGCATTTACAAAATTACTTGGCACAACCTTCTCTCTTATACAGTCTAATACATAATAAGCATTGGGAGTAAGGTTCTCTTCTACTAGCCTTTTAAATATCTCTGTCATTACCAAATAATTTTGTCATTATAATTCTTTTGTAAAAGTTCATTTACTTCTACAAACACATTTTTGGAATCCCAATTAGCCTTATAGTTATATGCTGCACTGGCCGGATGAGTAACAAAGAACTTGTAACTGTTATCATTTACCATATCTGCCCATCCTGCAGCCTGTTTACCCATATACACATATACTAAGCCATTGACATTATGGTTTAAGTAATCAAATAGATATGCTATAAAGGGCTGCCATATACTAAAATGCTGACCAATTTTATTTACTGTAGTAGTTAAAGCTGTATTTAATAACAGCACTCCCTGGTTAGACCAACGCTTTAAGTCATAGTCACTAATCTCCTGAGTATCAGCATATACAGTTCTGTTAACTTCATTGAGTATATACTTCAAACTGGTCTGCAATTCATTTGTTTTACCACAACTAAATGCTATACCATCAGCAATACCAAATCTTGGATATGGATCTTGTCCTACAATAACCACTTTAAGTTTATCTAGTGGACATTCCTCAAATGCTTTAAATACATCTTTCAATGGTGGAGTAAATCTATGCCCATCACTTGAATGTTTAGCTAACTGAATAAGTATATTCTCAAAGTCTGAACTAAACATGAAAGATTTAAAAACTCTTGACCAACCGCTTGGCTCAAGCTTTTCAAACATTTTTTGTTTAATCAGTTCAAGATCTAGGTTTTGTTTCATACATTTGTTTTAAAATAATTAATTATGGCTGTAAAAGTAAAAGAAATGAAAGATGATGCTGTTGTTAATGTTCCAGTTAACAAGAGCTACTACATGATGATGAAAGCATTATCTTATTATCTATTTACTCACATGGGTAAAAAAGAAGATCCAGATGCTTATCTTAAAGAAACTCTTACTAAAAAGTATGAAGAACTAGATGAGCTCCAAAGATCCTTTTTTACAGTAGCTTTATTTCTTGCACAAGTTGAACAGCAAGTAAAGACAGAAAATAAATACCAAGAAAAAGAAATACTTGAAGTAGGTGATGAAGGATATGTTGCTCCTAAGCAAGATTAACATTCAAGTCTCTTCCAATTTCTATACAAGCTTCAATAGCTAGTGCAATTTCATCTTTACTGCAGTCTTTAAAAGATTTACACTCCTCCATGCCATCTATCATATAGCATAGTCCAGACTGCTTTTTAATAATAGTCTTCATTTCCTCAAATGTATAGCCGGATTCTTTTGCTAATTCTCTAATACATGCATGAACTTTTGCAAGTTGTGCAAGACTATGATCAGTATCAGCTAAGTTAATATACATTTCTACTTTCTGACCCTCTTTAATTTTATCAGAAAATATCTGGTATGCTACTTTATCTTTAGGATGCTCATATGTAAGCTTACCATTTTTCTTAATTAGTTTTACTGTGACCATTTAGTAGTAAGTTGTTTTAACATTTCAATACTTTGCCGGTCCCTAATTCTGGCACCTAACCAATCAAAGTTTTTTACTTCCCAGTTATTATTATGGGCTACATCATTCTCATTAGAAACTAATATAAGCTCATCCATTAACTTTAACTTGTAATAATAATAGTCATAACCATTCTGACTATCTGCATCTAAAACATCAACCTTTTGAAATCCTAGATCAATTAAATCTTCTTCTGTCATTAGTGTGTTGGTTTTAAAAATAATTCATGGGATAGTATCTTAACTGGATAATCCTTTTCTATCTGCTCATATGCTAAATTACTTGAACTGAATTCTCCATGTTCTTTAATTCTTGCAGCTCTTAGAGTTTTCATAGCTAGATATACTAGATTAAAATTATCTCTGTCCTGAGAATTTAGCATGTTCCACATGTTATCTATTTCATCAGCTGTTATATATTCCAATTCTCTTAATAATTGCATTTCTGCCATTAATATAAATGGTCTATATTCACCAGCTTTGGTCCCTTTTTTATAAAGAAACCAG